GGTTTTTTTGTATGTTAAAATATTTAATATTTTTTCATTGTACCAATATAATCAATATATTTGTAGTTATTAATAATAATTAGAGAAAATGGCTAGTGCATATAGTACTTTACATAATTACGCAAGTCTTCCAGTATATACACCTGACCTTACTTTAGTTCTTGAAGGATTAAAGTATAAGCAAGGTAAGTACGATGAAAACAGAGAAAAACTACAGGGAGCGTTGGATAAATATTCAATGCTTGACGTGGTTAAAAACGAAGATGAAAAATACTTGGTTGATAGACTTGAAAAAATCGAGCAAATTACAAACAGATATACCCACATGGACTTATCAAGCGATGCTTTAACTCAATCCTTGATTAGAAATATGGGCCAAGTTGTCGATGATAATGTAAAAAATGCTGTACTATCATCAAAAATTTATAGAAGAGAAAAGTCTGCCTGGAAAAAATTACAAGAAGACGACCCTGATAAATACGCTAAACAAAATTATGAATTTGCTCAACAAAGAGCGCAATCATGGTTAGCTGACGGAGAGGTTGGAAGTAGCTATAATGGTGGAGGTGGTGTCATAGAATATGTAGATGTCAATCAAATTATTAAAGATGGTATGAAAGACCTCAAAGATGTCTATGGGCTAGAGATGGATGAGCTAGAGTCTGGTGCTAAAGGTACCCTATTCAGAGATGTGGCTACAAGAGAAATAGCAACTCCAAAAAAAGTTAGACAAGCCTTAGAGTCTCTTTTAGGACAAAAAGAGATGCAACAACTTCAGATTGATGCTTGGTCCCAATTTAAAGATGCACCAGAAGATGCCGTAGTTAATATGGCAAGAGAAAGACAAAATTTTAAAATTGATAACTACGCAACACAAGTATCAAAACTTGAATCAGTATTAACAAATGATACTTTAACCCCTGAACAAAAGGCTAACTATCAAAATCAACTTGAATCTGCTAAATTAGATTTACAGAATGCTAAGGAAAAACCGCTAGGTGGATTAGATGTCTCCAACAAAGAAACAGCATATACATCATTATATATTAACGACTATCTAGATGGATTAACAGATTTATATTCATATAATGTAGTTACAGACATTAAGGTTTATGATAATGATAAAGAAACTTTTAATGCAAAAATTAAACTAGAAGAGTTAGCAATTAAGAAAAACAAGGATGCTTCAACTTCAAAAAAAGATAAAGCAGGTACTACAGATGAGGTAACTGCATTTACATCCCAAAATGTCCTTTTAGGTACAGAAGATGGAGGAGAACCTAAAGATGCAATTCAACAAGTTGAGGACATAGCAACTCAATCTATACTTAATGCTGAAGCTGTAGTCGGGGAGTTAAATGAAGATAATTATGCAGAATTTAATAAAGTATTTTCTGATGATGCATTAACTAAAAATTTCGGAGGAAGTCTAAATTTCGGTGGAAAAGATATACCGATTACCGCTGAAAATATGGCAAAAATAATTTCTGCAAAAGCTGCCTTATCTGGAAGACAATATAATGTATTCAACGAAACAAATAACTCTTTTCTAGGAAAAATAGGAGATAATTTAGCTAAGTTGACATCTGCATACTATACAGAAGATGCCGATACAGATATGGATCCAACAAAATTAATGATGCCAAATTTTGTTGTGCGACGTATATACGATACAGAGACCAATAAAAATGTACTCAAAAGATTTGATTTAGCTGATGGTTCTACATACTATCTGCCATTACTTAAAAAGTACGGTGACAATCTACTTACCAAGGGGAAAGAGGAAGCATGGAAATCTCTTACATTGGTAGAACAAACAAACCTCAAGATGTTATCAGCATCTATGACAATATATGATCAAGATGTTAGTGAAACTATAGCAAAAACAGTTGATCATACATTAAAAACAGATATCTTAAGAGACGCCCCTGCAGAAATAACTCAATCTATTTCAAACGATTTAAAATTAGTTAGAAAAAGGAATTTGGAAATTGGACTTTTTGACTCAAGTTATATTCCAATCGTGTCTGATATAAGTAGTGCAAAATTCGTAGAACTTCAAGAACTTGGATTAACTATACCAGGGATTAACATAGGTGGGGGTGGAACTTATAATAAAGATAATTTTCCAAAACTACAAGAAAAAATTAATGAATTATCCGTTATAAAAAAACAATTTTCAGGAGCACCTATAGACAGCCAAATAAAAGGAGAATTAAAAGCAGCTCTTGATAATAAAATTAAAGAAATAAATCAATACACAAAAAGTGAATCTCCTATTGGAATAGTTAATAAGGAAGAGGTTTATGGTCAAGATAATTACCTTTCTGAATTAACTGCTTCTGACACAGAATACACCTTACCTGGAGCAGATGAAATATCTCTTGAATCAATGTCAGGCATGGTTGGAACCTCTGATATGTTTGGTTTTAAGCAAGAGGGAGAGTGGGACAAACAATTAAGTGAAAAATATAAGTCTAGTATGGGAAACTTATCAGATTTAATATCTGTAACAGGTTTAAAATTAACTAAAGAAGACCCATCCTACAATATGCTAGTTAACCAAGCAAAAGATCCAGATGGGGAATCATTTGTACCATCAAATTACTCGGATATTATTCAAATTTCACCTGTCATTAGTGAAGGAGCAGCAACTGGCCAATATAAGTTACAAGCTATTTTAACTGATCAGCAAAAAGAAGAAGGTTACAGTGGAGAGGCTATTTTAACTGAACAACAAGTAGGCCAAGCAAAATTATCACTTCCAGTTAATTTAGAAGTAACAAATTTGAACATTTTTAATAATTAAAAGAATAGTTTGT